TCATGGTCGATAAAGGATACATGACGATCGACGCTCTCAACATGTCGCCCGATGACTTCACCCGATTACTCAATAACTGGATCGTCTACGATTGGTCCACGAAACCCCGCGCCGACCAAGACGCTTTTATCGAGCTTCTTCTTCTCGCCTAAACAATCAAATCTTCGCATAAGGATTTAACAATGATCAACGATCAGACTCTTTCAATAATCAGGAATCTATCAAAGGACAATCGAGACTTTGATGACAACGTCAAAGCCTATCTTACCTTCGGGCATCTCTTTAAGAATAACGTCGCGGTAACCCTCGCTCATACATACGTTATCTCTGGGAAGCCCGCCCTCAATGCCGACGCGATGGCCGGCGTCGTCCGTCGATACATCGATCAGAACGGCGTCAAGATCTGCGCTTATATCCGAATTGTTGAATTGACTAATGAGGTCTGCACGATCGCGACGAAGCGCGCCGACGAGATCGAATGGGACTTCGAGCACACCTGGACATTCTCGACCGAAGACGCCAACGATCGAGGGCTCCTCAAGCAGCGCGCTTGGAAGTCGATGAGAAAGAACATGTTGCACAAGCGATGCCTCACCGCGCTCCTTCGAGTCGCTTACCCTGAGATCATCGGTCAGTCGTATTCACCCGACGAGCTCGCCGAAGTCATGGTCAAGGATGAGGCCAAGCGAGACGAGATCATCTTCGCTCAAGTCGAGGGTGAGCGCCCGCCGCGTGAAGAGCGTCAAGAGCGTCAACCCTCTCGCCCTCCTCAGCCTCAGCCTAGACCACCGGCGCCAAGGCCCGAGCCAAAGCCCGAGCCAAGACCCGAGCCCAAAGCCGATCCTCTCTCTCTCGAAGAGGACGCAATCGCAGCTCTCGAAGCATATGATCCCCATTGGCGCAAAGACCCCGGTGATTATGAGCGAAGGATGAGGATGACCAAGGCCGAGATGAGAGTCGAGATGGCGCTCCAAGTCTTGCCTCAAGCTCAACGCGTCGAGCTCTGGAAGCGGTACGGCGAGGGCGCTCAGCCTCCGTCCGTCGTCATCGGCGCGACTCCTCAGCTAGACATGGCCTCGGTGCCGTTTTAGTGCTGAGTTAAGATCGCTTCGAGCCTCGCGAGCTGCTCCCTTATCTCTGTGTATTGTGCATCTATCGAGGTGAACCGGCTGTCGGCGACCGAGGCCCTCGACTCTAAACTTTTGACTTGCTGCTTGAGCCGCCCCATCTCCTCACGATCCCGCCCCTTCTCTCTGAAGTGATCGAGAGCGAGGCCACCGAGGGCGACGATCGTGGTGATAGAGATCATCGTGTTCCCGTCGATTGTCATAGTCTCACCTCGCGATTAAGTAAGCTGATGTGCCGAGGGCGACCGCGCCGAGACCGATGGCGACATACTTCGCGATCTGGGTATTGGCTCGACTCTCGGCTAATTTAATTTTAAGATCTTCACTTTGAGCGGTCAAGAGTTCGATCAAGGTTTGAGAGTCGTATTGAGTCGTCTCGCAATCTTGATGCGCTGCCCTCAATGCCTCTTCTGTCTGTATCGCCGCCTCTTGGATGACGTAATCACACACCGCTTGAGATGACTCGACGAGGCCCTTCACGACTACGAAATCTTGAGGTCTCAGAAAGACTCCGCGCTCTTGCAATAGCATTCCCGCCGGAACGGGTCGGCCGATGATCTTCCCGCCGGGGATCTTGATCTCAGCGGCGGGAGAGTGAACGAATAAGAAGAGCTGGAGGATCATCGCGCTGGTGTACATAAGATCTCCTTTTCCAGGGCGATATAGTCTTCGACCGCCTTCTTTACCGCGCCAACACAAAGCGGCTGGCACTTCTCAAAAGTACAATCTGCGATGCCTCTCATCGCCGCCGCTTGGCGATCGACATCGCAAGAGATAAACTTCTCACGCTCTTTGACGAGACCGATGAGCTCCTCGGCGCACATCTCAGATTTAGGGATATGGCCGCGATCGTATCCGACTTTATAACCGAGGGCGCCGACGGTGAGCGCGACGAATCCGAGGGCGATGTATTTGATCGACTCGGGGTTGATGAATTGGGCTAGCTGAATCATGGGTCAAGTCTCCAAATCGTGGCCCTACCCATCCCAGCATATATATACTGAGATGATGTCGAGTTGATGCCCGTAGAGTAGATTTTGTTTACGCTCGTTATCCGCAAACTCACAGAGACCGCGCCGGCTGAGGCGTCAACAAGCACGAACGCCTTCTCATCGCGCCCCGTCAATTGTAGATCGGGAATGCGCTGTTGAACCACCCGCCCATGAGAGCCAACATATCCCGTTCCATCATGCCATTGATATTCGCAGTGTGTAAGTGAGTTGAGATATTGAGCATACGTTTGTGTTGACCCTTCGATAAAATAATAATACCCAGTAGGGAGGGTGATCACGCCACTTGAGAATGATAGTGATGCCGCGAGCGACCCAAAAAAGTCACTCGCTGTATTAAACTGTATGTCGGCACCGACGGCCGACGAGGTGTTATTCGCTGGCGTGCAGACGGCTAGGGCCGAAGGATTCATTAAGATTTGGCCGAGGTGGCTGGGGACATAGCTCATTATTCCGTCCTCATTATGATTGATCTGGATCGCGCTAGGTCGACCGTTACGACTACAGCTGAGGGTGTTTGAGTAACATAACTAGCTCCGCGCCCATATCCGATCCATGCGTCGTCAGAGCTGCTGTATGCCGAAGCGTTATTCCCCCAGTATTGCCCAAAATGCGATCGGTCAGCCTGGTTGTTAATGTTTGCGACTGACCCCGAGGAGGTTTGTGTGTTGATTACCCAGCCCACATGAACCCCCTTGCCCGTTGCATCCGTTATTTCAGGGGAGGAGCCCGACACCCACAGTTGAGAAAAGGTGTCTGCTTGGCTTGTCGCTGATGAGTACGTCAAGAGCGCGAAACATGACGCCGTATGTTGATAACCCTGGAAATAACTCATTAGCGGCCTACTTTCCAAAGTAGCAGTCGACAGTCAGCATCAAGCGAGGGAACGCTCGTCCCGATTTCGATGGCGGCGAGTCGGAGGGTGAGAAGAGACGAGGAGTCGACAGAAAACTCAGCCGTCGCCGCGTCACAATTTCGCCCCTGGTACATATCTGTATTCCCGATCTCTCCGACAGCCGACCCGTCAAGATAAAATTTGAACTGGACGTTGTCGGTGGCAGTCGTGCGCGTGAAAGATGAATATGCTTGAGCTAAATAATGCCCGGCGCTCAAATTGATCTCGGTCGAGTTCGTGATCGCCGGGGAGCTCGCGTATGTGTCGTCAAGCAAGCTGACATTATACTCGCCGCCGATCGCAGTGATGTTATTCGACCAGTCAAAAAGCGCGAGCCTCAGAGTCTTTTGTATTGTGCCGCCCGGAGTCATATAACTCATATCAAGATCCAATTGGCATTATCGCTCTGGAGCGTAATTGAATCATATTGAGCGCCGATTGAAAATGTCGTCTGCCCCGCGTGGTCGATGTGCTCCGAGCCGTTGGGGTCGACTGTCACCGCTGCGCTCGTGAGTCTTTTGATTTGGAGCTTGAATCCCGATAGCCCAACGGCTGTTGGGAGGTTGATGGTTCCCGCGCCGGTTGATGCGGTGTAGGTGCGCTCGAGCTCGCTCGCGCCGATCGCTCCGTCGGTCGTGCCGACGGTGTATGGGGTCGCTGTGATGTCGGTCACCGTCGGACGAGATCCGCCACCGCTTGCCGCCTCAGCGCCCCATGATGTCGAGGAGTGATCATATGTGAGGACATAATTATCGATGCCCGCGCCGGCTGTATACGCGACATCGGAGAGCGTCGACATCGGGAGGGTCGCGACCTGGGTGTCGACTCGGCCCGTCGTAAAGTATTGATTAGTTCCCTCGGCGATTGTCGTCGTCGTCAGGTCTTGGGAGAGTGATGTCAGGCCGACCGCTGAGAGCGACGTTGAGACCGCTTGACCCGAGCCATTGCCCAAGAAGATCTTGTCATTATCAAGGTTCGGGGTCGCTGCTGATCGTCCCGCCCCGCCGACTTTAATGATACCCGCGCTCGCGTCCGCTCTGACAACCTTACCTATGTTCTGGATGAGGTTCGCTTCGGTCGTCGGCGCTGTGTTAGTGAGAGCTCCGGCGGTGGCCGATGATACATAAACAGTATCACCGACGCTTAGGCTCCATGTTGTCGTGTTGACGTCGCTTAGGTTGCCGAGAGTTATGATCGTGACCTCGGCCTGATCGTTCGCGTTCGCATGAACTAGACCGAAGGCGGGCATCGTCAAGGCGCTGTTAGACCGAGCGAGATCGGCGGTCGGTACAGATCCAGAGATCCCTTTGATGTAGACGACCTGACCCTTTGTCATTAGGCCGCCCGAGTCGTTCTTAGCTTTGAACCTGATCGCGCCGTTGATGTCGGTCCATGAAGTCAAGTATCGAAGTGACTCAGTACCGATCGTTCGCGTGAGGTCGGCGTCGGGCTCGATCGAGCCGGAGGTCTTGATGATCCCCGTCCCGTTCGGTGCGATGGTGATGTCTCCGTTTGAGACACTGACAATCGACTGACCGTTAACATCGAGCGAGCCGCCGAGCTGGGGCGTTGTGTCGTCGATGACGTCAACGACCACGACCCCGATCCGACCATTGACCGAGGTCACCGGGGCCGAGGTGAGGCCGGTCAACTGAGACCCATCGACGGCGGGGAGCTTTGCCGTTCCGTCGAGTTGGACGATCTTATTCGCCGTAGTCCCGACGTCGACATTGAGGGTCGAAGTTGCACCGGTCCCGCTTAGAGTCAGCGCCGTTCCATCGATGTTTAATGTCGAGTCATCGGCGTAGATGTTGACCGCGCCCGTCGCTGTGTTGACGCTCGTCACTGGAGCTGAGGGTAAGTTCGTCAACGCTGACCCGTCAACGGCGGGGAGCTTTGCAGTTCCGTCGAGTTGTACGATCTTATTGGCAGCCGTCCCGACGTCGACATTGAGGGTCGAAGTCGCGCCGGTCCCGGTTAGGACTAGAGCGGTCCCGTCGATGTTAAGCGTCGAGTCATCGGCGTAGATATTGACCGCGCCGGTTTGTGCGTTGACTGAACTCACCAAAGCCGAAGGGAGGTTTATCAGTTGAGACCCATCGACCGCCGGGAGCTTTGCAGTTCCGTCGAGTTGTACGATCTTATTGGCAGCCGTCCCGACGTCGACATTGAGGGTCGAAGTCGCGCCGGTCCCGCTCAAGACTAGAGCCGTTCCGTCGATATTTAATGTAGTATCATCAGCGTAGATATTGACCGCGCCGGTCTGGCCGTTGACTGATGAGACGGCGCTGCCGCCGCCCGCCGCTTCAGCGCCCCAAGATGTTGAGGAGTGATCATAAGTCAGGACATAGTTATCAATGCCGGCGCCGGCTGTATAAGCGACATCCGAGAGCGTCGACATCGGGAGAAGCGCGACTTGGGTGTCGACTCGGCCCGTCGTAAAATAAAGGTTCGCCCCTTCGGCGATGTCGTCTGTGTCGAGGACGACCGCGCCCGTGGCTGTATTGACCGAGGTCACCGGCGCCGAGGGCAGATTCGTCAACTGTGACCCATCGACGGCGGGGAGCTTCGCCGTTCCATCGAGTTGTACGATCTTGTTTGCCGTGGTTCCGACGTCTACGTTTAACGTTGAGGTCGCGCCCGTCCCGCTTAGAGTCAACGCCGTTCCATCGATATTCAATGTCGAGTCATCGGCGTAGATATTGACTGCGCCGGTGGCGCTATTGACCGAGCTCACCAAAGCCGAAGGGAGGTTTGTGAGGTTTGACCCATCGACCGCCGGGAGCTTCGCAGTTCCGTCGAGCTGGACGATCTTATTCGCCGTCGTCCCGACGTCGACGTTGAGAGTTGAGGTCGCGCCGGTCCCGCTCAAGGTCAGAGCTGTCCCGTCAATGTTAAGAGTCGTATCGTCTGCGTAAATGTTGACTGCGCCCGTCGCCGTATTGACTGAAGTCACCAAAGCCGCTGGGAGGTTCGTCAATGCCGACCCGTCAACGGCGGGGAGCTTTGCCGTTCCGTCGAGCTGGACGATCTTATTTGCCGTGGTCCCGACGTCGACGTTGAGGGTCGAGGTCGCGCCCGTCCCGCTCAAGACTAGGGCTGTTCCGTCGATGTTAAGAGTCGTATCGTCCGCATAGATATTGACTGCGCCGGTCTGCCCGTTGACTGATGAGACGGCTCCACCACCACCGCCGCCAGAGACAATCTGTCCTTTAAATTTAATACTCATCATTGACTCCTATCGATTGAAGCCGGCGTAGATGATGAATGAATCGCCACCGTTTGCTTTTTTGTACGCGATCGAGGTGATCGTTGACCCGCTTCCGAGAGCTGCCGAGTCGATAGAATAGTCTCGAAGGACCGGGGTGACGCCGTCGGTGTTGGTGATCCCATCGCCCGCGCCTATGGCAGCCCTCAATTTAATATAACTGATCAAGGTCTCGTTAGAACTCACCGCGCCGACGAATGCGAAGGTCGAACCTGCGGGGACTTGAGCCCCATCGGTCGGGTCATAGAAGTCGGCGGCGGTCAAGGTGTGCCAGTCCGTGTTAGCGACCGCGCTCGCGTTGTAGGCACCGGTCAGCTGGCCGGCGGTGATGGGGTCTTGCACTCCGAGTTTACTCATGGGGTCTCCGTTTTTTTTTCAGGTTTAGGCGCTTTGGCTTTGGCGACTACGTTTGCGCCGACGTAGGCCAGGAAGAGAGTATCGATCAGCCCCATGATCTCGGTCGTCGCCTTGCCCAAAAGAGCGAGGAGAAGGATCGAGGCAAGCGAGGCATAGAACGCCGCCGCCTTTCGACCGCCGACTTTGTCGAGCGTTGATGGGGTTGATTTATCACTCATGAGAAGTCTTCGCTCAAGGGTCGATAGACGTGAGCGACGTCTTTTATATTCCGCGTTCGAGTGGATACGCCCTCACGCCATCGGCCGTCGGGTCCGTTGCCCTTGGCGTTACCCTCGACGGTGTCGAAGCTGCCCTCATCGTCGGGAGAAGTGAGAGCTAAAACAATGTGATTCCCTTGGGCGGGGCTCTGCTTGTCGCTTGTCCAAACAACGACTATGTCGCCGGTCATGATCTCGTCGGGGTCTCGATGTCGAGGTGTGCTCGACCAATTAGACATTAATCTATAGCATGAAGGCATGATCTTTTTCCGAATCCCAAAGCTGAACCGAGGGCCATAAGCGAAGGCGGCGAACGCACCGCACCAAGCGAACTGTCCGTTTCTCACATAGTCATCTTCCCAGGTCCAGCCGATCCCATCCATTGATTTTATGTAGGCGTTGATTGGGTGCCAATCGCCTCCGCACTCCGGCTCGGTGACATCGAGCTCCCATTGAGCCAAAGCGCGCTTGATCGCTTGCCGGCTGTGGTCGGTCGGGTATGCCCGAATCAAAGACCTTGCGCTTGAGATCGTGACCTCGGGAGTGTCTAGGCTCATCTGATTAACAGCTCTTTGAAGACGACGATTGATCTCGTTTTGTTCTTCGAGTTGAGCAAGTAGTTCTTTTTTAGTCATGAGTAAACCTGTGCTTTTGTTGAGTTTATCAAAGGAGGGGACGCGGTGGAAGCCAAGTATCCATCGAGTTTTAGATCGCCCGTCGCGTTCGCGTATGTCGTCGATTCGATTGTGCCAAGGGAGGCGATTCCATGAGGCGCTGAGAATGTAATCAGTTGCCCCGCGATCGCTGAGATCTTGAGGCCGGTGATCGCGCTGTCTTCATCATAAACGGGAAGGAAGTCGACGACATCCAAGACCGCGAACGCGCTTATGTCATCGGCGCCGAAGTGACTCGCGCTGACCTCGACTTGCTGAACATTCGGGACGTTGATCACGTTCGCGGATGCATTCCAAGCGACCGGCTCAAGGCCCGTCGAAATGATCTCTAGTTGACACCCTTCACCCATGAGCTCTTGACGTATCGATCGGATCATCCCGACGCCATCGGTCACGCCATAGTCGACGCCGTACCCCTTAAGTAATGGAGAGTTAACGATCGCATATGAGCCGAGGTCAAGATAGATCGAAGGACCCGACCCGATTGACCCGCGCCACACTCGAAGAGGATTCGAGAGGATTTGAAACAGGCGGGCGACCATTGGCAAGAAGTGATTATATGGATCACCTGTACCCGAGCCGAATTGATCAGAGGAGACGCCGTACAAGTCGAGTGAGATCTTGCGCTTCTCGCCGTCGTATCGATTGATTGCCTCTTGATTATTATAAGTCGCCGAGCCTAAGAACTTCTCCTCTTGGTTGTCGTAATTATATTTAATCTCGATCTGGGTAATGATGTCTTCGTAAGCGTCCCAGGTCGGCGGTGGGTCAGTGAGCCAATCGCCCTCCTCGATCTCGGTGATCGCCGATGTCTTACGGTCGAAGGCGAGAGGGACAAGCGCAATCTTAGAGATGCCGGTGACGCTGTCTCTCCTCATGACAATCGCGGCGCCCATCGATTGAAGGATCGGCTCAATGATCTCTCTCAATGCTACGCCATCGGCGCTTAAAGATCCGCTGAAGACTTGGCCTTGACTGTAGTTTAAAAAGCTGGCCTCATCGATATGGGATGAGGGTATGTTGAGGCCGATCGTCAAGACATCATAAGCGCCGTTGACGAGCTCCCCGCCTCCACTCTCGAATAGCTGAAGAAGAACGACACCGGGCGACTCATCAATAAAGCGCGCCGCCCTAACTAATCGAGTTCGCTCCTGACCTGGCCAGTCTCCGAAGCTGATGTCGTCTGACCTCCAATTAAGATGAATATAATAGCCGACAAGAGTCGCGCCATCGAGGGCTTGAGTCTCATGAGTTGCGCTTAAATATCCTTTGCGCTCTTCATCCGACGATCGATCTATATAATGGACCTCGATGTCATAGTATTTATTCGCGGTCGCTGAAGAGGGAAGACCCATCGAGGCCTCGACCAAGAGCCGACCCTCCTGATACTGATAGAACGCCGAGGCGATGGCGTTGATTTGGTGGCTCGCTTGAGCCGCGACCGCGCCGATCGGAGAGGCGAAGCCTCGGATCAACTGCGGCCCGTCCTCTGTGCCGTCGCCGGGGTGTAGAGGGACCGCGGGAAAGTCTTCATCCCACAGGTCGATCGGGTAGCTTAGGCGCCAAGCGTCAACAACGCTGACTGGGAAAGAGCCTTCGCTCGTCCATCTAAACCAATCATAAGAGGTCTCGTCATAAAGAGCTGAAGTGTTTCTTGTCTTGTGCTCCTCAAGCCGACGAGCGGAACTGAAGAAGATTAGAGTGTTAGGCGATTGGTCGATCGGCGTGAGGTTCGTGATGATGATCTGATCAGTCTCGCCCGTTGAGATTCGCCAAGACAAGACGCCGCCGCTAATCCCAGTGTGAACCGTCGGGCCATGGGCGGCGAGCTGTTCATTGATACAGTCTGGCCATGTCTTGAGCTCACCGACTCCATTATTAATATTACTGACAAGCGGGATGATCTTAATCTCGGCTTGAGCATCGCGAGTAAAGTCGGGGGGGATAAAGTTAAGATAGGACGGCCCGCTCCATCCAGTCGACAGCGTCCCATTCGCGACCACCTCAGTGAGATCTGTACCCGCTGCATATGTCAAAGAGGTCGGGTAGATCGTCGTTGTCCGATTCCTGATTTTAGGGTATCGGGGATGCGGGCCGCCGTCGTTATCATCACCTCCATCGCTCAACGTGACGTCGAACTGTTCAATGATCCGCTCGCCGATGAGATTGAAGGTCGACGCTGTAGGAGTGTTCAACTCGCCAAACGGCACGGGGTAAGATTTCTGGTTGATAGCCTCGGCGTATTCGATCGCGCTTGCGTTCGTCCCGTCAAAATAATGATAGCCTTGCTTAAGGCTCCCCTCGAAATCCTTTTGGCTTACCTCATTATCGATGAGGGCTGTCAATGGGACGAGAGAGATTGAGATCGATTCGCCGCTTTCGATTTTCGGCGAGGCTTCTATGATGCCGTTTAAAATTTGAACGTAATCCGAGACCGATCCATCGGGCCGTTGGCGAGCTCCATACAGTATCGCCCTTCGACCTCTAAAGGTCATGATCTCCGATGAGACCTCGGGAACATTTGTCCCGCCTAGCGTTCTAATATGCGCTTGATTCGGGGTATTGCCGACCGCTCGGCTCCATACATTGAGCGTTGTCGCGGTCGCGTTGAGGATATAAATAGACTCGGCGCCGATATGCATCAAGCGAGGGTATGTCAACGAAGTTAAATCTTGATCAACGTCGAGAGTCATCGTCGTATTACGCGGGAGATCTTCGGTAATTTGAGCTGTCAGGATGTCCGTCGACCGAGGGCCACATCGACCGAGGACGACATGAGGATCATTGAGAGATCCGCGCCTTGAATCGACATTAAGAGAGATCGTGAGCGCGCCATAGTTAGCGATACCGCCGGCGGGGTCGAGGTCTGCTGAGTATGCGCTTATTGAACTGATCGCTTGATAATCAACGTAGGGAATAGAGACCGCGATGTCGGTGTCGAGGTTCGATCCTGTCGGCGCTTCATGAGAATAATAGCGAGTAGTACACCCCGCGATCTCAAGCGCGAATACGCGTCGACCATGTTGATCCGAGATGCTCATGGGGTTACGCTCGCTTGATAAAGATCGAAGGCTTCGAGCCCTCGAAGTGAGATATAGGTCGAGTCAACCTCGATCCTCAAGAGCTCGCCTCGATTGGCGAGAGGGACATAAAGAGGCCTAAGCGTGATCGATGGGGAGACGTTGGTCGGCGCGGCTGATCTTTGCGCCGGTGAGCCTGGACCTGTGGAACTCGTCACCGGTTTGGCCGATCCCGCCTCGATGACTTGAAGCCCTCCAGTTGATGCGATAAATCTTATCCCATGATCAAGGGTCGTCAAGCTCATGTCCTTAAGGATCACATCGACAAAGCCATCGCTCTCTCGATATGGGATATGAGTCAAGCTAATGACAATCCATTCGGTGATCGGTGTCGTCCTGTAAAAGAAGGTGTACTCGTTCGATGTCTTGAGCGCCGTTGACCCTCGCGTCCTCACCGCTGATCGATATGCGCCCGATCCATCCGATCCGTTATCGACGCCGACCCAGTATCGAGCGTGGCCTCTGAACTTCGCATGACTGAGTTGGGCTAGACTCGAAGCCATTTGAGCCTGAACGCCGCCCATTAAAGCGACCCCATTATAACAGGCTTCAGGAGAAGGTAAGGTCGAGTACGCTGTCGGGATTAACATCAACACCCCCCCCATATCGTCAAACTTGTAATGATCGCGCCGGTCCCATTTCGAGCTGCTTGAGTCGAGAGCTTGTCGAGGTTCGATTGATTGAGAGCCGTATCATCGAAGCCGACCCGATACATCGGGAGACCATAGCGACGCGAGGAGGCGATCGGCTCGGGATTCAAATCAAGTTCATGTTGGCTCCATCCGTTCGATGAGATCTCAATTCTATTCCCCATAATCAAGACCGTCATCGGATCGAGGACCGTCGCCTGTTCGACATAGATCTCGGCGTAGATCTTGAGATCGTCGTCATCTCGGACCCCATCGGGGATGAATGTATCTGAGAATAAGATCGGGATGTCACCAATGCCTATGCCCTTCGAGCTTTGGCTTGTCGCTGCGAGATTGAGGCAGCCCGCCCAAGATAAGAAGACCCGCGCCCGCTTCCTCATCATCGAGATATTGGTGAGCGTATTGACACCGAATCTTGAAGAGAGAGGGAGAGGGGTCGAGAGTCTATTGATCCCCATCGGCTTATATGTATCTGCCCCGCTCACCATGAGGAGGGTGATCGGTGAGGCGACCGCCGACCATTCGGCCATGATCGTCCTGATTTCCATCGACCCGCCCGACCCGTTTATGATGTCGACCTCAAGGTCAATCATGTCCGAAGCGAGAGCCGAGGGAAAGGTGAGGGTGAACGTGAGGGTCTGGAGACCCGTCGGACAAGCGACGTTATGAAAGAGGGTCGAGGTTCCATCGGTCGCCTCTATCTCGATTGATCCCGCCGCGCTTGCCGCCTTGGCGATGATGTAGACCTTCAAGACTTTGTGAGCTCGACTGATCGCCGGCGCTCTATATCTTAAGACGTTGACTTGTGTCGCCGAGCTCGAAGCGAAGACCCCGTTATCCCAACACTGATTTATAAGATTAGTACACCCACCCACCGCCGCGATATAGTTTTGAAGATCGCCCATCCTTGACGGGGCGAGCTCGGTGATCGGTTGCCCCGAGGTCACCGTCGCCGGATCGGCGAGCGTTGGCGGTGATGTATAGCTATTGCTCATAGATGCTCAAGCTCAATGCGAACGGGGACGCGGCGGCGCAATCGGTTAGGGTAAGCGAGGGATACATCATTAGTAATGTTTGACGCTCTCACCCGCCCTTGATCGCCGTTGTCTTCGGAGGTGTATAGAAGAGTATAAGCCGCCTGTGAAGAGTCAATAGACGCGGTGAGAAGAGCGCGCCTTGAGTCACCCCAGCCTTGATAAAAGTTAATCCTCTCACCGGCGGGGATATACTGGATAAAGTGATTTGTCCAATGCCGATAAAGATCTCGGACATCGAGAAGAGCGTCGAGGTCAAAGAGTAAGACTGAGGTGATGTAAGACCCTATAAAATTAGAGGTATACCCGCCCGCGATCTTGCGGCGAGACTGAGAGACCGTCGATGTTTTTAGATAATGGGACTGATAAGGGCGAGAGGGAAAGAGCGCGCCGGGGAGAGGGTGACCGGCGACTAAGATCTCGTTGCCTCCTCTTGTGATCGGGGTCTCTAGTCCGCTGAACCCGAGGCGATCTCTAAAGGTTGTAGAGTTCCAAGTGATGTCATTAACAGATGAGAGATAGTGACACTCGACATGACCTTCGTCGTTGATGAGCCAACGGATTAAATCCGACGACTGCGCCGCGATGTCGAGCGCCTCAAGATTCGTTGATGCGTCGACGTCATCAAGATCACTCTCAAGCCCTCGGCGCCTCAAGAAGATAATGACATCTTGAATCCCTAATGAGCCGGCGGGCCAAGTGAACGATCCCGCGCCTCCGACTTCATCGAATCGATAGACGGTGTTTGATGCGGCCCTTAAATTAAAGCCTCCTCGCGTCCACTCATGGGGAGCTGTCAAGACATAGTTCGCGCCCGATGGCGATGTCGTCCCGCTTGATAATCCGAGAGCGTCAACGGCGCCGGTTGATGTGATCGTAAAGTCGGCGTCGGCGGTGATCTCTATTCGATCCGCCGAGGTTAGCGCGACACTCCAGGCGGTGCCGAAGCTCGATAAGGTCTGGATCGATGTCGTCGCCGACTGCGCGCTCTTCGATCCTCGGCCGTTTAAAAAGCTGATCGCGTCTTCATAGATCCCTTCACCCGTCGTAAAGTTTGGAAGGGTGACACCGGTTCCGCCTCGATTGAAGACCTGGGTATTGTCCCATGATCTCGCGTCAAAACTTGAGAGTAGAGCGAAGTTTGGAGAAGGGTTATTCCAAGGCATTATCTCGCGCTCCTATATTGTCCGCGTCGAGGGGTCGACATCACCGACGCGACCCGATCGGCTAGAGCTTGCTCGGCCGCTTGTTTAGTGTCGTAAATGACCGCGCCTCCAAAGTTTATATTGAAGACCTGACCAGCCTCCTCGGCTCTCTCGCGATCTGGTCGAGGCGCCTCTTGAGGTGATCCGCTCGGACTCGCCGAAGCACCACCACCACCACCGCCACCACCTAGGGCCATCGACGCTCCACCGGCGGCGAGGGATGCGCCGGCAAAGATCGCGGCCGACTTAAAGAAGCCGAGAGCGGCGGGGCTGCCAAACGCAAGAGCCGCGAACCCTTCGGCAGTCTTGCCGAGAGCCTGGACCGCGAATTGTTTGGAGAGGCTCATCAAGATCTGGGCCGTTGCCTCTTGGAAAGACTCGCCGAAGAAGAGCGCACCGATGGCGGCATCGGCGAAGCCCGCGCCGTAAGCCATCGTAAGCTCTCCGATCTTGGCGATCTGAGCGTCGAGGGCTTGACTCTGGATGTCAGTCTTCTCGATTGCATAGCGCCTCTCAAGTTCCTTGACCCTCTCCTCTTTCCCTTGAGCGAGGGCGATCTCTTTCTCATATTTTAGATGAAGAAGCTCCAGCTCTCTCGTCGTCTCGTCTGCGATCTGCTCGGCGTTGAATTGTCGCGTTGAGAACTCGAAGTCTAGCTTCTCTTTTCCCCGAGCCTCCTTTTGACTCTCGGCCCTCTCATCGATTCGGCTCATCACCAGTTGGTGCTCAAGGTTAGCCTGCTCAGTCTTTCGAGCGTTATCCTTCGCTAGCTTGAGCTGGGTCGCATGGCGCTGTTCTGCGAGGGCGATGATCTGCCCATCTCCATCTTTGTTAAGTTGAATCTTTAGCTGCTCGATCTTGTCGAGCTCCATGATCTCTTGACGAGCCCTCGCCACCGTCGCCGCGTCCCGTTGCTTCTTCTCTTGGGCTCGCTTCTTGTGTCGCTCTCGGCGCCTGGCTTGATCGGCCTCTTCGAGCCTCTCAACATTCTTGATATGCTCGGCCCCGATCGCGGCGATCGTGTCGACGAGAAGGTCTTGGTCTTGGATCTCTTCGGCGTGGAGGTCGGTGACTCGCTTGACATAAGCGGCTTCCGCCAGTGCAATTTGCTTATCAAGCCCCTCATCCATTATTGCAATCCGCGACGCCTGGATGTCCCTACTCAGCCCTAGCTCTTGCTGCGCCCGCTTCTTTATAGAGTCAATGCTACGCTCAAGCATCTCCTCTTTCATTTCTTCAAACTTTTTAAAGTCTCTCGCCCCTTCTGCGAGCAAATGATTGCTCTCCTTCATAGCTACCGCGTGAGCCTCTTCAAGTTTTATAATTTGCTGCTTTGCTTTCTCGATTCGCGCGTATCCGCCTCGCTCCTTGACGGTCCCTCCAAAGATCAAATTATGGTTCCTTACGGCAGCTTGCGCCCGGTTTTCGCCTACTCTCTGCAAGCCCTGGGTATCAGCGATCATCACCTTTAGCCGTTTGATTTCCTTGACTTGCTCCACGCGCCGCTCTTTGGTGAGCTGGGCTGCCTCGATCTTGAGCTTTGCTTTCATAGACAAGTTGTGCAGTTCCATAATGTCTGCGTCATTCAGCTTCACCCCTGCCGCCGCGAGCTCCTCAACCGCGCCGGTGAGCTCACCGAGCGAGGCAAGATAAGCTTCGCCCGCTTGAGTGACGCCGTCGGTCTCGTCTCTATACTCTCGCCATGCCTGCACCAAACCATAAACTGCCGCAATGGCAATCCCGATTGGCCCCGCAAGTGTAGCAAAGCTTATACCTCCCGCCTTAACCGAGCTGCCCAGCTCCATAAACGCCCCGACCGCGTCACCCGCCGCGCCTCCGACGGCGCCGAGGGCTTCATTAGCTTCCCCTCCAAAAGTCGAGACGGCGTCACCCATTGAAGTAAATGTCTCACCGACTGCGGCGCCGCTTTCAGTAAGACCCGCGAGTTCCTTCTCGGACTCTTGGACGCCGGTTAGTTCGACCTCGATCTCGACCTTTCCACCTTTAGCCATCACGAACCTCCTTGATTGATTGCTCACGCTGTCGATCGATCATCGCCTCGGTGTGAGCGTGAAGGGTGTCGATGGCGTCGATCATAGCACATGAGGGCGAGGGATAAACGTCGGAGATCTTAGACGTCCCTCGGCGGTGTCGGTGGTATGTCGTGATGATCGAGGCGAGTCTATTTATATCTGAGATCGGGCAATGTTTGATTTTATAATCGCCATAATCTAGACCGCAATTCGGGGCGACTCGATAGCCTGGGACATAGCGAGAGCCATCGACATCGATCATCGATTGAGGGAGAGTCGACTTAAACGATCCGCCACAATTGCCCCGCGATCGCCTCAAGCTCGGGCTGTCTTTGCATTGATCACAATCCCATGATCGGCCTCGACTGTTGGCTATCCAAACAGAAGAGGCGAGAGCTATTTTGGGCGCGGGCCTAGAAGGCTTGATCGCTGAATATGAATCACTAACTCGGAGATGACTTGTAATCTGTAGGAGTCGGGTCGGATATTGTCGATCGTTTCCCATGATGCTTCCTCTCCATCGATCGAGACTAAGCTCGACCTGATCATCTCAATGTAGACTCTTTGGATATAGCCCTGATACTCGCCGTAAGCTCGGCGCTCATCCTCTTCGAGCTCATGATGCCATCGAGCTTTTTCTTCTATCTCATCGGGCGATGATGCCCATAAGACGCGACCGAGCTCCGACCGCGTATAGGCGCCGGCCCTCACCTCACCCTCTTCTCTCTCCCTTGAACTCAACGCTTTGAGCGTAAAGATCGTCGCGCCGTCATGCGCCTCAAGATCATCGAGCGAAGCTGATGACAAGTAGGCCGATCTCTGATCATCTGAGCAGATCACCGAGGGGTCACAAGTCGCGACGACATCAAGGGTCATCTCTGAAGAGGGTAAGAAGTTAAGCGCCATTTGATTAGATCCCTAGGCCGATTCGTAAAAACGAGTTACCGGCGTTGGAGTCATACGCGGCCGTTGAGAAGTCGCCGTTGTATCGACTCTGCTTATAAGTCAAGGTCTGCCTTACAATATCATTCCCGCCGACTTCATATTTCGATGGGTCATTATTGAGATAAGCACAAGGGATCATGATGGCGCACCCGAGGCCATCACCAACGGGGCCAGTGCCGACGAGGACCTGGCGAAGCTGTCGATTGAAGTAGTCTTGATCGAGTGATGTGTTAGGCGCCGAGAGGGTTAAGGTTAACTCGACATCGATGTCACTGATCTCCATCTCGCTCATCGCTAAGATAGAGTTAGAGTGACCCTTCGGGGTGAGGGTGTTTGTCATGGTGAAGCTGAAGTCTTCACAATCAAGGCCCGTCCTCGCGAGAGTATCACCCGCCACCGGGTCGGTGAGCGAGCTCGGGGCTGTCGAGCTAACGACCACATAAGCACCCCTGAAGAAGGCCGGCGCGCCGGTGTTGTATGAAGGCTCAACGGGACCGGTGGCCGCCGCGTGATCGTCTTGAATGATCGCCGCTTGATAAACGAGATCCGCCATAAGTCGCCCGCTGTCGAGTGAGATTGAGATTGATTCGAGAACGCACCCAAAGCCATCAGTCTTGAAGTCAACGCCGTTGACCTGGAAGGCGACCGAATGGGTCTTAGTCCCGCTTCGATCTCTTGTCCCTGGGTACCAAGTCTGGAGATGTCGAATCGTTGGCGAGCCCGTAAAGTTTGCACTCAACGCGGGCGAGATTGTCACATCACCGCCGACATCATTGTCGGTTATGGCGCTGTATTCAGCGCGGCCCGCTAGGTCGGCACCGATAAGCGTCCCGATGTCGGCGACAGCCGGCGCGCTTGTCGGTGTGTATTTGTTCACCGATGCGATGGCGCTGACATTGTCGAGGGTCTGCGATGGAGTCTTCGAGAGTAGCCCCGCGCCGAGGAGATAGCCAAGATAATTGGCATCATAAGTATTCGCGGCGGTGCCGATCGTGGTGAGGTCAACTCGACACTCGATCGAGCCCGTCCTTCTCCTCACTCTTGACCCGCTCGCCCAAACAGTATCAGGCTCGGCAGGGACACCGAAGGCGCCGTCTCTCGCGTCGGTTCGCTCACTCGCTACGACATCGCCATAAATGACAATAGGATCGCGCTCACAAGGAATCGAGATATAGGTGAGGCCCGAGGTTGAGGGGAGACCGGTCGATGAGTCGAGCGAGCCGAATGATGACTCGATCGCGATGGATAGAGATCTATGAGTGACAGCCATTTAAGCCTCCAAATATAAGAGTTCAAAGGGGAGATTGAGAAGGAAGGCGATCGGGTCGCCCGTCTCGTCGAGGATCGGCGCGCCCGTTGGCGAGCCGGGGATGAGTGACACTATGCCCGAGGTTCCCAAAACATAGTTAGGCCCCTTGAGCGTATCGATAAGTTTAGACGCGTCTTCACTCATCATGAGCTGAAGGAAGCCGATCGATTGAGGGACATCATAGCGAACCTGGAGGTTAATCGCCGCCCGCTTCCGTCCGCTTAATCCCGCTTGCCCGTCGTCGGTGGCGAAGCCCATCACTTCAAACATAAAGAGCCGAGTCTGTAAGTATCGATCGCTTAGGCTCGCGGTCTGGCCGTCGCCCGTCTCGATGCCTACAAAGCCATGATGGGGATCAGTCTTTGGCGTGATGGCTTCGACCATCGAGCGAAGCTGTGCAAGAGAGGCGATGATACCTTGACTCATTTTAGGCGCTCTCTTATGTCGTATTGTACCGCCTCGGTGATGATCTTAACATCATCGGGAGTGAGTCCAATAAAGGGTCGGACCGCGTTGACGTGATAGCCATAATGTTGGACGTGTTTAGTGAGTCCGATAATGAAGCGGTGACGGTCTGCGTATTGAAGGACAAGATTGTTCATCAAGACCCCGCTCAAGATGAGATCGACCGGCGCCTCTTTGACCTTCTTCGACTTAGCTTTATATTCAGCATATCCGCCTTGATAGAATATAGATCGACCTGTCTTCGATGGTCGGCCGCCTTTCGGTGCCAGTCGAGCTCCTCGCTTCGAGATGTAGATCGGTTTGGTCGAATACTTTTTGAAGCCGACCCCCTCCGAGCTGATCCCCTTCGACGTCCTCAACTTAATCGAGGCGACTGTATTGAGGCCGATCATCTGGCTGTCTTGAGCCGTCCATAAACTTTTCGGGATATCGGTCTTGAATGTCGCGCCCATGTTAGTGTCTCATCGCTCGGACGGGGACGAATGTTTTATCGTAATCTGTCTTATTGTATGCGGACCATGATGCTCTGAGATCTCGGGAGCTCCCGCCCGTCTCTCTTAAATCAAGCTCACCTGAATCGATCACTCCATCCCCATCGAGATCGAGGGCGACTGATCGAAGGGCGAGGTGTGTGAGCTCATCACATCGATCTCTCATCGAGGAGGCTACATCGAGTTGAAGTGAAGCCTCATAGATTCGGGCCGCTGTACAGTAGGCGTGAGCAAGTTTAAAAGATTCGACATTGAAGACTTCATCTTCTGTCGCGTCTTGAGGAATGACATGATCTCGGATCACCAGGGCGATCTCATCGAGAGCCGCTTTGATCTGGGGAGCGAATGAATCTTGACGACGCGGAATCTTATCGGCCAAGGCCGGCATAGTCGCGACGAGCTCATCATGATCGAGGCCAGTGTTGAAGGGTCGAGGGGTGACCTTGATGACACCCTTCTCTAGTCTCTTGATGTCACCCGATCCGAGGTCAGAATTATAGCTGATCTCATAGGGATAAGTCCCGGTGACTGAGGTCACCGTCGCCAAGGGCGCGGTGTAGGTCCAAAGGGCGAACTCAAGAGACGCCGATGTAGAGAGATCGATCTCACGCGGGAGAGGCTCGGCGAGGATCGCCACCGTCCCGACCATACGGACGACCTTGACAGCGAAGAATGAATCGCCCGCTGTCTTGAGGAAGGCGCGGACCTGATCACCTTCGAGAGGTTGCGCTTGAGCGTTGACGGTCAATGTCCGTCTATCATTTTGGATCGCGCTCACCGTCGCGTTGACTCGGCTTTGACTCATGACCGAGGTCACCGTCGAGGATGCCTTGATCGTGATCGATGGCGTCCCGTTGATCGGGGTCGGCGCGGACCATTCAAAAAGATAATCTTGTGCCGTAATCGCTTTCCTCATCGGCGCCCTCCAGCGTTCGCTTTTTGAATGTCTTTAGTTGTCGCCCTTGGTAACTTTGACGCGATCAAGAAGCCCTTCGAGATGGGGCTCCATGAGTGTCGGCAGTTATAGCCACCGCCCGATGTTACGACGGGGAGACCTTGACCATTATTTAACTTTTTCATCTGCGCCGAGCTTATCACTTTAGAGACGAGCGGGCGACAGAAGGCTCGCGTAATCCCATCCTCGGGGCCGGTATATAAAAACATATCGAGGCCCGCCGATTCGGCTGCCTTCGCTGTCACGTCTCGCCCATATTGTGCAAGCTTAGTCCTTACCTCGGTGAGCTGTCGACCCGTCGCCGATTGCATCCTTTTAGATAATGCGCTCATCGCTTGCTTGACAGGAACTTGGACCGCCATCGCCTGGAGTGACCCTCTGACAGCGCCCAGAGTGTCGGGTATGATCACGTCGTCGAATACGCTTTGAGCGACCGAGACTTTGATTTGATTTATCTCCCCTTGAATCGGATCGAATCCAAAGTTGGGAACGATCGCACCGACAGCTTTTGCCGCCGCGTCTTCTATTCGATCTGCTGAATCAACAAACTCTTCGACTGCGAGGCCGAGACCGGCGTCGAGGATGAAAGACATGAGTTGATTCCGATCGAGGGACAAGAGAGATAAGGGTGATGAGGCGTTGACCGCCGCCTCAAGCGTCTTGAGCAATTCACCCCTTGAGGAGGTGAGAGCCTTCTTGATTCTTTTAGTCGCCGACACCTCGGCTTTGAGCTGATCAATTCGAGCTCGCGTGATTGTGGCGAGGTCGCCCGATTGCTTCTTAACTTGACGAGTCAAATCATCGATAGCGACTTTGTCGGCATCGACTTTTTTCTCCCCGAAGAGGTGAGCGATGGGGCGGCCACAATCACAGATCATCTTAGAGACAGTCTGTAATGATTCGGCCATAGGTCGCGTCAAGAGCCTGGAAGGTCTGAACCTCCTCGGCGTAGACATAGCGAGCGATGGAGTCGATGGAGTCATACTGACCCGCGACCATTCCGCCGAATTGGAAGTTGAGAGCTGCGGCGGGCATAGCCTTGACGCCTCCGCTCTTTTGAACGATCGCGTCGGCTCCTCGAAGCACTCCACAAAAGAGGCTATCGGCGGTCCAAATGTAGGCCTCGGATGCAGTCGCACCGGGGACAGCTGTATCACGTCGAGCGGCGCCGACGTAGACGTTCGGGATGCCGAGGACATCGCGAAGGACATCGATTACAGCGCCATCGTTGAGAATGCGATCACCGCCGCCAGCGATCCCGCTCGGAGTAGCACCGACCGTCATATATCCTCTGACCTCGGAGTTACGGGCAATGTTGCGGAATAGGTCGCGACCGAATACGAGGGTATCTGGGTTGATCCCATGGACCGCCGCAAAGACTGTATCTTTGAGCTCGTCGAGGTAAGTCAAAGGAGTCGCGCCGGCGGCGTTGAACTTACCGCCGAACTCGGCGGTCGAGGTCGCATTATTAAAGTTACCTGTACCGAAGAGGAGATCGGCGGCGCGTTGCTCTTTAGCGAGCTTACAAACGCGGGCGACTTTGCGAGCGATGCGAGCTTCTTCACTGCCGGGGTATTGGCTGTCGAGGATGTCCTCCATCGCGATCGAATCACGCGCTGAGTAGATCTTAGCTTTGAACGTGGTCGAGCTGCGGTCGAATCCGCCGATCGATTGACGCTCGGAACCTGGAGCGCGCTCAAGGTCGAGACCCGCGCCGGCGCCCATGAAGTTCCGCGAGTTCTCGATGAGGAGAGTCCCTGATCGTTCGGGGATGACAACGGTCTCCATGCACTTATCAGCGATGAGCTGATCGTCTGAAGGGACCGCTTCGAGAACGAGACTCGATAGGATCTCGTCGACGGGATGAATATTTGAATATGAGCTAGCCATTTATAGACTCCTTAAACGAGAGATACAGGGCCGACGAAGAGACAAGTAAATTGCTCCCCGGCAGCTGCTGAGGTTTGGTTGATGTTAGCCATGGCGCGGCCGATCGGGTAGAAGGTCGCGTCGGTTGTCTCCGAAGGCTGAACCTGTCCGTCAGCAGCGGCGGCGAGTCTCGGGGTTGTCACGAATGTAATGGTCTCGCTGGCGATTACGCGAGTAAGACCAAAGACGAGAACGTCGACAGCATCACCAAGAGCACAAGCTCTTTGAGCGACTCCGACACAAGCCTCTTCAGTAGCGGCGCCGGTGATAACCACCTTGCCCGCGGCATTGAGTGAGACGAGAGTGAACTCGGCGGTGAGAGCCTCGGCGGCGACATAGGTCTGGACGATATTATAAATTGAGCTCATGGGTTAACCTCCGTAAACTGCGCGGTATGAGTCGGGATTCTGCTCTCTAAACTGAGTGAGAGCTTGCGAATAAGTGATCGACTTCTCTTCAGAGAGAGCCCTCACCTTTTGATCGAGTGATTTCTTATTAAGTTCTTCACCGCTTGCGCCGTGGCCGATCTCCTCAAGAGGGACCGATGAGCCGATGGAGCGAGACGAGAAAAGCGCCCAGAAGACAGGCGATGAGTTGCGCTGACTCCACGCTTGAGAGGCTGCCTCTTCTTCGCTTGGAGTGATTCGGCCTTCTCGAAGAAGCTGGCCGACAGCCTCGCGGCGTTGGACTGTCTCTTTGTCTGCTTTGAGACTTGCGACTTCTTCGCGCAGCTTATGGATCTCAGAGAGTAAGATCGGAGCGTTAAGGGTCTCGCTCATTTTGACAGCGACCTCCTCCTTCTCCTCTTCCTCCTCTTCGACTTCTTCGGCTTGCTCGACGACCGCTGGGGCGTCGGCTTGCGCTGTCTCTTCTGAAGTCATTTGAGCTTCTGAGTCGGCCATCAATTCGGCGATCTTGTCTTCGAGCTGCTTGACCATCTCGTCTTTGGCAGACAGGGCGGCGCGGAGCTCGTCTTCATTCATTGAGTCCAAGTTATCCACTGGACCTCCTTCGTTTAAAGTGACTCGGTCGATCTTGCTGTGAGCTTGCGCCGGCCGAGGGGTGAGGGTGATAGCTAATAGTTGAGCGTCTCCGACTTTAGAGCCGCCGTCGCGTGAGAAGATCTCGCCTTGAAGATACTCGGGCGAGCTCCAAAGAATCCCGCCCGCTTGTTCGACGACCTCAAGACCCCGCTCATTATAAGCGGGGACTGCGTAAAGCCCATCTTCTCGAAGATCGAGATCGACGATGAGACCGAGAGCCGACCCACTAGAGGGAGGCGCCGGGGGGCCACCATTGAAAGGGCTTGTCGAGTGTTGCCAGTCGATGATTACGGGGTCGACTTCTTGGCGCTCTTGATAAACTCTGAGGAGTTCCTCAAGTAGACCCCGATCGATCTCGTTCCCGATCGCTTCTCCGCTCATCCGAGATGAGACTTGACCCAAGGCCAAAGTCTTAAATGGTCGACCGACGGTGAGCCCTTCGGGGATGTCGTATTGAGTTGACGAGTCGAGCTGGATCGCCTCGCCGTATGCTCGAAGAGCTGTCGGCGTTGAGATCGTGATCTTCTTCTTTTTGATGATCCGGCTCTTGAGCCGTTTAGCCTTTTTCAATCTGTCGCCTCCTCTCGATCAAAGCCTCGGCGAGACTCATCGCGCCGCCCTTCGATGATGATGTCCTCTCGATGGTCGAGCGTTGAGCGTCTTCGGGTAGATCACCCGCCCCGAGCCTCTCTCTGATCGCTCGCTCCAGCTCATTATCTGCGGTCAATAATCCCGCTTGAACTAGAGGGGCGAGCATCCCGAGGGACTCGGCGAGGTCATCAGTATCGAGGCCGGTATGAGTTAGCCTAGGCAGTTTGGAGGGATCGACGGCGCCATAGTTCCAACGGATCAAGCGCCCTATTGTCCCGCCTCCTCTTCGACCTGGACCGCTGACCTGGGCGGCTACTATATCGCATAGATTAATCGCGGCTCTTCTGAACATCGAGAGGTGAATCTCGCCGACTGACCGTGAGCCGGTGTCACTTATTCCGAGGTTCGCGAATTGGGCGAGGAAGGCTTGAGAGATCTGATTATCACACTCTTTGATTATGTCGAGCGGGCCTTGAGAGTAGAGGTGAGGTGTCGTCGAGTAGGTGTCGAACTTGATCGCGGGGTTCTCAACCAAGTAGCTTTGCTCTGTCGAGATGAACGCTTGAGCTTGAGCCTCGGCCTCATCGATCATCGAGTCGATGTCGCCATCGGTGAGGCCTTGCTGTTCCGCGACTGATCGGTCGACGGTGATCTTTGGAGTCGGGATCGCCCAACGATCAAGGCCGACGCACATCAGATTAGATACTCTCTGTTTAGTACGCCACCACCACCAGACAGGTCGAAGCATACCCACGCCCTCGAAGTTCGAACCTGTCCGGTTCAAGGTCAAGAGGATAAGCTTATTCGAGGGGATCGGTCGAGGTTGTTTGGTAACGCCGACAGTATTTTGGACGACGCCATCGAGGTGCTGACCGTCTCGGCTTAACCATTGAGAGTGAGCCGAGGGCTCTCGATCCGCGTATAGATCGAGCCATACCTTGACCTTGCCCTCGCTATCGGGGCCGACTCTATATGTCTCCTCGGCGTAGCGATAGCCTAGAGGTACAAACTCCATGAGGTAGGTGAGCTGCTCTTCAAACGAGCTCGACATCTGCCCCGCCCATCCGTCGAGACCGTAAGCCTCGTTTGCATATCGAGCGTACTCATCGGCGATGGGGTCATTTTCAACCCCAGGCTTGAAGCGCCAAGTCGCGCTTAATAAAGTTTGTCTCAACATATGCCAAGATCGGCGGACGACTGGGTCAGTCCTCAGCATCTCCTCGGCTTCGTTGACCCAATTCAAGCCCGTCAATTTTGGATTCTGCTCGACGCCCGAGATCACCCCGCCCGATAACTGCGTCCCCGTTATACCCCGAACCCCAAAGCGAGGATACCGCGCTTTGAGGTGCTTTGGCGCTCGCTCTTCGGGCTTATAGTTCATATTTTACTCACAGATATATAGACGCGCCTCAACATTATTATAGAGTAAGGGGGTGAAAGTCAACCCACCTAGGTTAGACTTGACCTCATGGGGTCATAACGTACCCTCTCTATATAATATGCCAAGGAGTGATCATGGACTACGCGAATATATTGACCGAGATCGCCCCGATCTTGGCGACCGCCGGCGGTCTGCTCTGGAGCTTCTCGAAGAAGGTGACTCGAATCGAGGCGCAGCTCGCCGCGCTTCAGCACCAGCTCGAAGACATGAAGAACCACATCGAGGGGAACCGACAAGGCCGGATCGAGGTCTTCGGCGTTATCAATAATCTCCTCAAAGTAAAAGATAATGAGCTATCTGAGAGGCTCGCGAGGGTCGAGACCATCATCGAGAAGGGGATCGATAAAGATACGATCAGGCGACTCGCGACGATCGAGGCCGAGCTCGGGCAGATCACAAAGTAAATGGAGCGTCAATTCGCCATCCTCGTCATCATCGACATCGTCGAGTCGACCAAGTTCATCGAGACCGTCGGAGACGTCAAGGCGGCTCAAGCTATGCGTCTTTATGATCGGATCTTTAGGGGGCTCTTGATTAAATGGTCTGGCGTCGAGATCGACAAGACCGACGGCGCCCTCTTGATCTTCGAGACGATGAGAGAGGCTCTTCAATATGTCGTTGAATATCATAAGCTCGTCGAGCATCATCTCGGCCTCAAGAGTCGAGTCGGGATCCATGCCGGTCATGTCATGATGTCGACGAATCACGCGCACTTTGTGAGTCGAGGAGCCAAACCCGTCGAGGTCGAGGGAGTTCAAAAGCATATCGCGGCGCGGATCATGAGCCTCGCCGGACCAGGTCAAACCCTCTTGTCGAAGAGGGCGGGCGAGTACGCCTCTTCGGTTCGAGCGGGTCTCATGATCAGAGACATCGGGCGATGGAGGCTTAAAGGGGTACGCGATCCGATTCAAATCTATGTAGTCTCATGGGATCAAAGTAGAATGAAGCCGCCAAAAGAGACATCTAAAGTCAAGCTCATCAAGCCTCCAAAGCTCACGCCCGAGGAGAGGCGCCGTCGCTTCTTTTGGCGATGGGTCGCGCCTTATCTTGTGTTGATATTGGGTCGGGAGTACCTGATGATCTTGGCATTGTTCGAACAAGCGGGACTCATCCCATATCTTTATCTCGATGTCATGTCGCGAGGGGTGAGCGCAATCGTATCATTTATCCATGGGCTCTTTTATTTTTAAAGAGGAAGTCACTTCCGCTTTAGCTTCAGCCTCGAAGAGCTCCTTGATGATCTGAGTATAGAGTTTAAAGCTCTCGATAAAATCATCATGATCCATGTCGTGATGTGCGTCGGTGATTAGTCGCTTAGCGAGGGTGACCATCATTAGTGCCTGTTTCTCAGTCATCGAATACCCCCAGTTTATCGAGCGCCCTCAAAGCGTAGATTGTTAAAACGAATAAAGAGAAGTGAATCAAAACGAATCCTTTCGGCCACCGCCGACTTTAACTTTTCGGCTCTTCGGCGTTCGGCTGCTTCCCGCCGTTCGCTCGATGTCGGTGTCGCTCCAGTAATGATAAATACAATCGTATCGGAGAGCGTCGAGGGGATCCTCTCGCCCGTCCTTCTTCGGCTTCTCTTGTTTGTCCCAAGCGTAAGACATAAGCGCCCGCCTGATCGAGTTGCCCTTGACTCTCTCGCCTCGATCCCAGACCTCCCGCGTCACTCGGTATCTGCCGCGATGGAATGCGCGCTTTAACTTTTGAACGCCGTTGAGAATGTCGGTCATGATTGGGTCGGTCGTCCATCGAAGAGGCATACCAATGCCGCCTTGGTCAGGGTGACGCTTGATCATACGGAAGGCTGATCGACCTGTATGATCTGACCTCGCGGCGCCCGCCTTGTCAGCGACTCCGGCGTCTAGCCAGATCCGACTCGATGGCGCTTGGGTCTGGAGCGATCGTGGCCAAGCGACAGCCAAGATCATTTGGGCGAGCTGCTCGATCGTCACCTCATGGGGATTGAACTCTTGACAGATGACCGAGGCTTGGAGCTCCTCGTCGTAGGCGATGATCAAGACCGATGGTTTCCTGAATCCCCAGTCGATGGCGATCCTCGCCTTCATCTCAGGTCGATACTCCCATCCATCGATGATGTGTGTCTCGGGGTTGAACTCGGAGTAGACGAGACCGCTGGGAGGCTTTGGTCGGTTCATGACCATGGCCTCGCGCTCATCGGGCGGGAGGAGTTTGGTTGCCTCAAACCATTCGGCGGCGAGGTTCGATTCGTTCACATAGCTATTGAAGAGGAGCGGATCATACCCCGCGTCCTCGGCCATCTGACACCACCAAGCGTCGACGACGGGGAGACCGACTAGGACGAGTATCGGAGACGGCCCCGATCGAAGACGACCGAGAGCTTTATGAGCGACCTCGGCTTCGAGAGTCTGACACTCATCGATGAGGGCTACGCCCGAGGTTACGTTGAGGCCTTCTAGAGGGTTATGAGTCGCGTCTCTTGTACCCGGTCTAAAGTAAGATCTGCACCAGACAGTCGAGCCGTTATTCGTATCCGTCCACCTTCGCATAGTGTGATTGTAAACCCACCCGATCGGCTCCAACCACTTCTCGATTTCGGGCATCAAGACGCTATTATATCGCCCGTTCGTATCGGTGACGAGTAGCGAGCTCGTCCCCGGTCGCGTCTTGGCGATAAACCAAAGAGCGAAGATGAGGCCCGAGGTCTTGCCCGATCCCCATCCACATCGAGCCGAGACGATCTTATCTTCTCGACGGATGCCGGTGATGATGTGGCGCTGGAGCTCGTTAAGGTTGAGAGTCATTAGCCTCGGCCTTCAATCGATAATACCTAGCGAGCGCCCGCGCCTTGATCCGCTCTCTGTTGTCTTGATAGTAGAGCCGATACGCCCTCCGAGCGGCGCGAGCGTCTCTTTGTTTTGCGAGTATGCGCTCTCGATTCGCCTTAAAGTATTTCCGTTTCTGCTCTCGGATCTTCTCTCGGTTCGCTTTATAATACTTTAGATTAGCCGCGGCCCTCGATTCTTTAGTCGCCATAATCGACCCTCATCCACTTTAAGATCGTTGATTGGTGAGGCTTGCGGCCCTCTGGCGTTCTGATGTCCTGGGCTTTGCAAAGCTCCAGCACTTGGTCCGGAGTATGCCCAGCCAGTTGCCAGGCTTTAACCTGCTTGATGCAGTCCTCACCATACCTGGTGATCCTAAGCACCGTCGCCTTCTCTCGCCAAGTCAGCGGCCTCGGCATCTTCTTGCTCTTCTCTGCGTCCAGCTCTTGTTTGAGCGCCGCGTTGGTAGCGTCGAGCTGATGAATTAGCGCCTCCATCGCGCCCATCCGCGCATTGATGCGCTCTAATTCTTTCGCCTCTAGCTCTACAGCCATCTCCCTGTCAATCAGCTCTCGAACGACTGCGCTCATTGATCGATCGAATCGTTGGTCCGCTCGGCCGCGTAGCCACTTGCGCCGAGTGGCTCCAAGATATAATTTTGTTCTGATGTTGTCGGGTTGCTCATTCTCCATTCCGGTATCTCCTTGATCTCTCGGCCATGATGGCCCTGTATTTTGGGTCCTTGTTTCGTCGTCGCTTATATTCTCTTTGATAGACTCTCTTAATCTCGGCCGCCTCTTCGCTAGAGATCGACTCGCGATTGTGTCTTTGATCAGCGAGACCTCGGCACCACTCGGAGACCTGATAAAGAGACGGGCATTGATCGGCGGGGAGCTCCTCGGCGAGGATCGCTCTGACCGCTTTATTTGATCGTCCCGCGCCTTCGGTCTTGAGCTGTCGAGCGCGGTCTTTTATTTCGTCTCTAGTCATGTTATTATAGAATCTCCTTATGCAAGGTATTGAGTCAATCGGTCGAGTCTTCGGATTCGATCTTTTGATTTTCGGCGCCGAGATATAACTCTCTCGTCTGCTCCATCATCGCGACGACCTCATCTTTGCCGTCGCTCTTTGTGACGGTGACGTCGATCTCTCGGCGTTGGCTGTATTGTGCGGGGTGTCGTCTTTCAAGGATCCAAGCGGCCGCCTTCCAGTCGTCGGTCGACTTGTCCGCGATCCGCTGGAGAAGGATCGCCTCACTGTAGGCGACCGCTTCGAGGATGTCTTTGTCGAACTCGGGGTCCTCATTCCGCCATGTCAGGATCGTTGTCCGGTGTATTCGATGGAGCTCGGCGGCGCGTTCAAAAGTAATCCCGACGCGGATCGCTTCGATGATCCCGTCAAGTGTCGCTTGATTCTTCTTTGTCCGTCGGCCCGACTTTCGCGCGCGCGTCATCGCTTTTTTTTGATTCTTTTTCACCATCGATGATCTCCCTTAATAGCCTCATCTCATCCCTAAGATTCCATGTCATAACTGTAATCCGCTCTTGATATTCTCTCATTTGCTGGGGAGGCCGCGGGACGCCATCGACCTCTTGGTCTCTCATCCTGTGAAGGTTCACAAAGACTCGAAGCACTTGAGAGAGAGGCGCGACGAGCGCGACAGCCTCCTCGGTTGTGAGATCCCGCTTTACCATTGAGAGCCACCGCCGACCTGGCGGGGTCGAGCTGCGGTGATCCGTTGGCCTCGCTTCATCACGATAGACCACGCCGTTATCTTGATTCCGTTTTTCTCGTATTGATCCGAGACGAGCTCGCCTTCAACCCAAACATAGTCTCCCTTCTCCCAATTCTGGACGCGGTCGGCGGTGTATCTCCATGCCTTGACCCGGTGCCAGTCGGCGATCTTTCGATCTTTAGATATGCGATCGGTGGCGACGCTGAACTCGGCGAGCTTGTTCCCATGGATGTCTTTGATCTCGGCATCGGAACCGACGCGCCCCATGATCGTGATCGTGTTTAGTGTGTCCTCGCTCATGTCGCGCCCTCTCCCTTTGTCGAAAATAGAATATAGTTTTGTCTGTCGGTATGCTGGCGCCAAAGCTCTTTCGCCCCGATGCGCTCGTATCTGCGATCAGACCCATAGACCCATCCGCAATTTACCAGCTCGGGCAAGACCGAGACCGCCGTCTTGCTTGAAACAAGAATAACCTCTCGCGTGATGTCGTTCTTTAAATTGACCGTATCTGATGAGAAGGCATAACCTTCTATGCACTTGCCCTCGATTTGGCTTCGCTCTATCCACTCTGCGCCATCGCTCCCCGGTGGGTACATGTGGGTACCCTTACTCCGGTTTGCACACCTCATCTGCTCGATCCCCTCCTCGGTATGGCTTGGCATACATTGACCCGACGCCTTTATATTTAAGCACCCTTTGCGATGTATGAATGATGAGATATAGACCTCCTCTAGTCGCCGAAGCTGCGCCCGACTCCAAGCGTGAGCGATCACGCTTATGCTCCAGGCCAGGCTCGGGTCGGCCCGTCGAAGGTCTCGGATGCTAAGGCTTGACCCCTTATAGTTACACACCGTACGGGAGCAGCTGTTTGACCTGGTCGTGCAAGTATGGGCGCCGATGTAAAACAGGTCGCTCCCCTTGATCTCTATGTCTATCCTGTAAACGATATGATTCGTTATCCATTCGGCCTTCTTCATCATTCACCCTTATGCTTTAGATAGATATTAATCATACGCCCCTAAGTCATATAATCAAGTTATAATTTTGATAATGTACATTGAGTATGATAAATTCGCCGCGGTGTAAATCTCCCCTCGCCCTTGATTCTTAGGGTGAGGGGTTCTTTTTTTCGGCGCCGAAAACAGAAGAGGCCGACCTAGAATTAAGCCGACCTCAAACCATTACGCCCGTTGATTTATCTTGCGAATGAGTTCATCACCGACGAGACCGCTGATCATATCTCATTAAGTCAAATATCCCAAATGGTTTTTTCTTGCTTCGCTCTTCGATCATGTCCGATCATCTTAACGGGATCTGGGAATATGCTCTTGAGTCGGGAGACCATCGCTTGCGAGTTGTCGAGGAGGCGCTTGACGATCTGAGCGGGAGATAGATTTGTGGTCATGATGACCGCGAGCTCGCCGGCGGTCCATCGCTCATAGATGAGCCCGAGCATTTCCTTTGTCTTGTCTCGATACCATTCACTCGCCCGAGCATCGCCACCGATCCCGCCCAGCTCATCGAAGAGAAGGACGTCGATCCCATCGAGCCAAGACTCCATCGGGCTCTTGTCCTGCCCTTTCCATGATCTTTTCTCGGCTTCGAAGAGTCGAGTGTGAGTTGTGTACCTGACTCGCATCCCGCGCCAAGCGAGCTCCTTTGCGATGGCATAGAGGAGGGTAGTCTTTCCATTCCCGCTTGATCCGTGCATGAGCATAGAAGGGGGCAGATCTTCACCGAGCTTATAGCTGAGTATCTCTGCAACCTGGTTCTCTTGATGCACTGAGTCGAAGTCGTACATCCCGATGTGAGCGTCTCGGGCATCGAGAGGGAGCTGCGCTTGCTCGATTCTCTTGAGGCGCCGCCGAGGGATCTCACAATCTTGACAGAAGGCGGCGGTCCTGTATCGACCATCGCTCTTGAAGGTGAACCCTTCCTGACAGCGCCCGCAATAGTCGAGGGTGATCGTCGAGATGTATCCGCCCTTCGGGATGAGATAGCCTTGATGAAGCTCATCAGGTCTGAGGTTGCGCCAAGTCTTGAGCTCGGGCGATGGCTCATCGCGTTCGATTCGTCTTTGATCAGAGACGGCTTTGATCCGCTTAAGGGCCTTCTCGATCCCGCTATTTACAATCGTGTCTTTTAGATTTTGCATTACCATTGGTTTGGATGTCTCACTTTCTTCGCTTCCTCTTGTTCTCGTTTAATCTCTTCGACAGCCGGGATGACGTCGATGTCATATTGGACCCAATCGATGTGATGCCATAATGGGTAATTATCGACCCTCCAGTTTTGCCACCATCGGATCCATCTGATCTTATATTCCTGACCTAGACCACATCGAGTGAAGGCCTCTTGAAGAGTGTGCATCCTCTTCTTCTTCTCATCGTGTAGATCTGGGGGCATATATCTCTCGGGTTTATAACATCGATCCCTCAAGGCCACCGGACGCGCCGCGCGCGTTGGTTGATTATTATTGATTATGGTTGAAGAGGGTTGACTCTCTCCATAATGTGTATGGTTAGTATCCATATTATGTACGGTTAACTTATTCTTTTGTGTACCGTTGGTATCCACTTTATGGATGGGTGTCTTTTGTGAACTGTTCTTTTTATGGATAGTTAACTTATCCTTTTGTGAACTGTTCACATTATGGACGGGGTCTTGAAGAGCCTCGATATTGACTCTCATCTTGGCCCGGTCAGCTCGCGGACCGCGTTGAGTGTGAGACCTCTCAATGATGCCCGCGTCTTTCAATGCGACGAACGCTCGATTAACTCCGCTCCTCGATAGAGCTGTGAGGTTCATGACTTCAGTCACCGAACACTCTCCGCTCCAGGTCTCCCAATCGATGCGAAGCATCACGCCGAGAAGCGCGATCTTGGCGCCGGCTGATAAGTCTGGACGCTTTAGAATTAAGCGTCGAAGTTCATTCTCTGTCATCGTCTCCCCTCCTTTCGTGGTAGGCTTAAACCGTACCTTACGCGGTAAGAACAATACAATACTTTTCTTCTCCACTAAAAAAACTTTTGACTCTCTCATTTAAGTATGATTATCTAAAGTCACTTCAACCGCTCAACAGAGAGCCAAACCTAAAGGGGCAATAAATGACGCTCAAGGATCAACTCAAGCGAGACCTAAAGATCCACCGCTACAATCTAGGACACCTCGCCGAGATCGCCGAGGTCCACCGATCACAGATCTCTCAATATCTAAACGGAAACCACACCCCAACAAAGCGAGTCGCCGCCGACTTGGCCCGAGCTGCTACAGAGTTGACCGGCGTCAACTATCGCTCATCTCACTTCATCCACAACTCAACCCTTGAGGATTAATCAATGATCATCTCATCTCTGCTCATCGTTCTCGCGTCACTCTTCATCATCAACATGGCGCTCGATTCAATCCGTCCGCCGAAGGTCGAGGTGCATCTCTCAATGAACTCTCCATCTCCCATCAACTTCACAACGATTCGCGCTCTATGGGATTGCTTCGATCGCTTCGAGCGGATCTTTGAATGTCAGATCGATGACCTCCTCTCTCAAGGAGTCCTCACCCAAGAGGACATCGAGCAAGCCGCCGACGAGCTCATGGTGGATAAAGGATACA